TTGCCAGTCGTATCACGGGTGAAGTCGTAGTTGAGCTGGATGCCGTTGATGCTGGCTGCCGGGGCCTGAAGCGTAGAGCCACGGAAGTAGGTAGCGATCGTATCCGAGGTTGGCAGAAGGCTCAGGTTGTTGTGCTCTACCCCTACCGCAGTCCAGGTCCAGGTAGGAGTTCCGGTGTAGGTGAGATTGATCTTGCCCAGGGCCGGAAGCAGATATGTCCCGTCTGTGGTACCGACCTCGGTTCCGTTCACCTTGACGCTGGTGATCGTTCCGCCGGCGATCGTCACCAGGACAGCATTGTTGTACGTGCTGACCAGGTCAACCGTCGTGTCCGGAACGCTCGGGGCTGTGGCATCCGGGCTGAACTCGAAGAACGACGAGAACTGCCAGTCGCCGGAACGCAGGCCACCGATGCGCTCGTTGGCGAAATCCTTGATGCTCGTCACATCAAGGAGCGCCGGGCCGCCTCCCAGCTGCCCGATAGCACTGATGTCTCCAGACAGGTCATAGCCACCGACATAGAAATTGTCGCCAAGGCCGTTGCTCTTAGCCATTCTTTCTCCTAGGCACTTTGGTCGAACATATCATTGACGACGATCGGTACGGACAGTGTCATGACCCGGAAAACCTGCCGGTCGATCTCTACGTAACCGGCCTGCGCAGTCATCTTGGTCCCATTGGCCCCGAGGAGGTCCACCATTCGTACGTTCGCCTCCTGGCCAAAGTCAAAGTCTCCCGAGAGAGCTCCCATCAGGTCTGCTATGGCCGCAGTGATCTGAGGGTCTATCATATCGAAAGGCTGCTGAACAAAGCTCATGTAGATCCGTACGCTCAGGATAAGAACCCCCGAGGTAGCGGATAGGCCCGAGCGCACGGCCGGTGTCAGCGTCTGTACCCAGATAGAGCAGCTGACACCGGTCGGCGCGTTCTTCGGCTCATGCTGATTGACGTTGTCGAACCTCCCCGACGCCATGGCATAGCTGACCACCTTGTCGATGACAATGTTGATCGCGGCGTCGTTGAAGTTAGCAGTCACCAGTAATGCAGCTCCTCGGCTATCTGGCGGAACTCAGTGCTGAGGACCTTCACGAGGATCGCGGCCAGGATATCGGAATTGGGGTCAGTGAGGCCATGGACCAGGAACTCATTGCGGATGACCGCCTTGAATTCCGGCACTCCTCTCTGCTCGAGAATCTCGGCTCGGCCGACGAGCGCCTTCTCGAGCGGGATCAGGCTGGCGTCGAGGAACAGCTTCGGGGTCTCCCGGCGCTGCTGCTGCTGCACCATCAGTTCACCTGCCCACGGGGCGGAAGCGAGTTGGAGCCCTGGAGGAGACGACCGCCGGCCACAGCCTGCTCTTCTGCGGTCTTCTTGCGAGCGACGACATGTGGAATACAGACAGGCAGGGCAACGCAGGCCATGATGACCTGGCCGGGAAGCTGCTGCTGCTGCCACACCGGGACCCAGGTGTCGGCCGGGGCGATGGTCTCGATGTCCGGCTCTGTGACATTCGGGTCAGCGGTGTACCCCTGAAGATGAGACGCCTTCCTCTGCTCGTCGTCGAACTTCTGAGTTCCAACCTTGTACTCGGCGACACACTGGAAGCAGAGGATGCTATGGCCGCTAACCAAGGTTCCTTCAAGAACCTCGTTCTCTTCGTTCCCCACTAGCTATTCATCTCCTGTATATACGGCTGAATCTCTCGGTTGGCTATCTCCTCAGCCTGAGCATTCAGCTGCTGTGCGATGAGTCGGAAGGCATGGTACCCCGGGAAGCGTCGGGGCGGAGGATTGCGCCGATGCGGCCAGACCACCAGGTTGAGATCTGATATGCCCTCGATCCAGGGTCCGTAGGTGACCGGATCACTAGTCACAAGGACGGCTTCATCAGAGACACGGTCTGTGTGGATCTGGCTGGCCAGGTAGCCAGCATTTGCCGGTACCGGGTTGAACATCGGGGTCCCACCGTTGTGACCCAGGTACATATACTGGGTCGGCAGGTAGGCGCGGATGCGGTTGACTGCCATGTCTGATATTGAGTTCTCTAGATACTCCTTGTATGTCGTGACGGCCATCTCGGCCGAGCCATCGAAGACAGGGCCGGTGTCATCTACGTCGAAGTCAATTCTCACCGGTACCCTCCTTCGTCTTCCCCCAGTAAGGCCACTTCTTCTCGAAGTGGAGCTTTATGTATCCGATCGTCCCCAGGATCAGGCCGGTAGCCATCCCTGGAAGAACCCTGTCAAGGAACCAGGCTAGCACCGGACACCTCCCTGGCGGCCTGATGATGCCTGTTGCACCAGGGGGTACCGTCAACGGAATGCCGGCCTATCCTCCAGCAACCCGGATCATGGCAATTGTGCTTGTGGTACATCCCAAGGATCCCGCCGACAATTGCAAGCTCGGTGATGTCAGACCCGGCCCCGGAGAAGAAGTTGTAATTGTGGGCTACGCCTCCTGGACACCCGGTACGGGGACAGTTGTAACTACCGGTCGCATATGCCAGCCAGTGCTGCCAGTCATGGTAGAACACGATGGCTGCGACAGCGAAGATCCCCAGGGACACTAGGGCGATGTTGGTTTTCACACCACCCGGCTCCTTGCCTTGCGGCCATAGGCCGAGTACACGTCATCCCGCAGCTGCGGCATCCCAGGCCCAGGGACCGACTCGCGAACCGCCGTGCCGTAGGTGATCGTGCCGCTGCTCCGGTTGGTGGCTCCAGAGCCGGCCGATCCCGTTGCACCGTAGGCCGCATACGCTCCGGTCTCTCCTACGATCGTGACAATCGCCTCAGCGATCCCCAGGGTCTTCACCAGGCTGGGGACTCGCATGATAGATATCGGAGCCGAGTTGGAATGCGAGGCTGCCACGGTTCCGAACTGCCCCCGGACCAGGGCGAGCTGTCGTCGAGCCCAGATTACGGGATCGCTGTGAGTCGCGAGGACGGAACCGCCCCATGCCCGCTTGACGATCAGGTTGTTCCCCCAGATGCCCTGGATCAGCATCCATTCGCTGTCGATCTGGATGGTCTCGTCCACAGAGAATACCGTCCCGTCGGGAACGGCAATCGTATTGTCAGCCGCAGAAGCCAGCGTCGCGCCGGAAGATGGGGTAACTCCGGTGCTTACGAATCTGGAATCCGTGACCAGCATCCGCTCGCTGTCGACGATGGCTACATCACCGACCCCAGGCGTCGCCCCGTCAGATACAGTCATCGTGAGAGACGAGTTGTCCAGGTCAGCGGCCAGGGCACCAGCAGAGTCGGTCTTGTTCCAGTATCCGTACGTGGCAGCGATCGAGATCTCGCGCTGTGGCGTAGGACCGTTACCGAAGAACGAACGAGAGTCCCGGTTCAGCTCCATGTAGGTGAACGGCGGGTCCGGGTACTGAGGGTCTCCCCACAGGATCGTAGCCGGGTCCATCGTCACCCCGCCACTTATGACGACCGGGACGTTGTCCGTCACGTCCGCGATCTCTGCCCCGTCAAACCAGACGCGCCACGGGTAGGCGTACTGGTAATTCGGCCAGTCCCAGAAGCGCGTCTCATCGGCGAAGTAGAAGCGCCGGTTGCAGAGCTTGTCGACATCATCAGCAGAGGACTGGCAGGCGCGGTCAATCCTAGCACTACCATACTGCGCCAGCTTGACATCTAGCGCACGCATAACTTCTTCGCGCGTGGCATAGCACGGACGATAGATCGTTGCCATTCCTGTCCCTTGCATTCTTGGCGTCGGTCACGCTCTCGCGCGCCGTGGGAATCGCGGTGTAGCTATTCGGTTGTGGCTCAGGCTGTCGGGCTACGCCTTCCGGGCGGCGAGGCGGGCCGCCGCTATCGCGTCATGGGGACCGGCCGTAGTATCGGTTACGGTCGGATCCGTCCTCTCGGCCTCGAAGAGCAGGCTCTCGGCCAGATCGTAGTCCTTGTCCTCGTAGGCCGCGTGCGCCGCGCTGAGCAGTTCCACCGCGATATCAGCGGGCGCACGCGGGTCCTCCGGAGCCGGGATGACTGGGTCCGGCTCGGACTCAGGGGCCGGGTCCGGAGTAGCTGGCGTCGCTGTTGCTGACGCCTCCGAAGAGTCCGGCTGGTGGGCTGGGCTGAGTCCAGTCTCTTGGGTACTTCCAGAAGTCGAACTTGCAGTAGAGGAGGGTGCTGGGCTCTGATGGGGGCCCAGTCTCGAGAGGTTCTCCGCATCGGGGGCAGGCGATTGGAGGCCGGGTGTTCCAGAACTCCCATTCCTGCCTGGCTTGCTTCCGGATGTCGAGGAGCTGGTACCAGCTGATGACTCCTCCCTTGTGCCGAGGACGCCAGGGACAAGGTCATTGAAGGGAGCGCTGCTCGCGTGGGCGCTAGGCATTACCATGCTTCTTTCTTGACCTTGTTGCTGGCAGATGGTGACGCCTGCGGAGGAGAAGCTGTCCCGCTCTCCGGAGAGGAGGTCTCCGGTTTGCCCGACTCCTCCGCAGACGCCCTTCCCTCGACGGCAGTGGGGACGACCGCCGAAGTATCACGTGGCTTGTTGCACATCGGGCAGACCACGAGGTCATGCGCAATGGCCTGGCAGCCACAATGCTCACAAGTCCACATGTCGTCCTCCTAGCTGACCGACGCGCCGTCGTCGTACGGAATGTACGACAGGGACCAGTCGACCGATCCGGTCATGGTGGCAACACCCACGGTCAGCTCGATCGTCCCGGCGTCCACGAGGAACGGGTTGGCCAGGAACGGCGAGTTGCCGGCGACCAGGGCGCTGACGACCAGGGCACCACCCAGGCCAGAAGAGGCCAGGACAGTGAGCTTGGTTCCGGCCTCGGCCGCGCCAACGACGACCGCCGTAGAAATGCCGGTCTTCTCCTCGGTGCCAACAGTCGGCTTGGTACCGAGGGAGAAGGTTCCGGTGGTGCCGGAGAGAGCGGTCTTGACGCGCCCGACAAGGGACGTGACCAGAACCGTACCGCCGGCGATCGTGAACAGAGTTGCCGACGCCCCTGATGCGGGAGGGGTTTGCGCCAGCTTGACGACCTTCTCCCCAAGGAGAATGGTCCTGAGCTGGTCGCCCTGGATGATCACTGACATGCCAGGACCTCCTAAGCGCTCATCGCAGGCAGGTTGTTGGACCTGCGCTGCACGTCGAGGTCGGTGATGGCGATGACGCCGCCGTGGTTCGCCGTGCACTTGATGTACTTGAAGCCGGACGGGACCATGCTGGCCAGGACCGTGACGAGGACGCCGACACCGTCGGCGATCGTCCCGGTGTACGGGACCACGTTGCTGCCAGAGCCATGGTACACGTCACCGGCAGCGTTGTTGGCGACCTTGTCGGACCAGATCGCCGTACCGGCCCCATTGCTGGAGTCAGTGTAGTAGTGCACGATCGGGGCCCAGCCACTCGGAGCCGTGTAGCTGCCGCCGAACGTCGCCGAGAGCGTGAGCGTCAGCGTGTAGGCGTTGGTGCCGTCGCCGGTTGCGATGAACGCGATCGAGCTGGCATCGCCGATGTTGATGGCGACCCCGCTGGCCACAGCGCAGACATTCCATTCCCGGCCGAATGCTTCCATTCCTGCCATGTCTGATACCTCCCTTACCGGGTCTCGAGCTGGACGAACGGGCTGAGGGTGTTGGAGCTGTTGTTGTGCGGGGTGATCGCCGACTGGATCCATGGACGACCGTCGACGCGCTCGATCACGCGGAACGCGGTGCGGTCGTTCTGGAACTTGTACTGCTCGCTCGACGCCGACTGCATCATCTGCCGGTCGCCGATCAGGTAGTACGACATGTCCACGAAGGACAGGTCACCGGTCGTGCCGAGCGCCGGGGTCTTCTCCGTGAAGTAGACCGGGCGGCCCAGGATGGTGACCGGAGGCGTCTGCGATCCGGGGTTGGTGTAGTTGCCCATCCAGACCGGGCCACCGCCGGTACCGACCGAGAGCGCCATGGTGGCCAGCTCGGGGAAGGTATCGATGCTCGCGATCCACACCGCGTTGCCCAGGGCCGTCGGCAGCATCCGGGAGTACATGGCGACCACGTTCTCCCAGACGATGGTCTTCGTGGCCTGGCTGGGCTGCGACGGGACCTGGACGCTGGCCGGGCAGCTGACGAAGCCGAGCGGCTCGCCGACACCGGTACCGGTCATGAACGCGATGTCCTCGAACCAGGCGATCGCGCGCGGGAAGATGGTGTCGAAGAACGAGGAGAACGCCGGGGCGTCCGCCAGCAGCTCGTTCGGCACCTCCGCGTAGCCGGTCAGCTTCTTGGCGTCCAGGACGACGCGGCCGAAGGTGGCCTGCGACTCGACGAGCTGCGCACCCTCCTCGGTCCAGTAGCAGACGACCCCACCGAACACGGAAGAGACGTTGCTGGTGGTGTCGATCATGGGGATCGGCACTCGGAGCGAGTCCATCGGGATGACCTGGGCGCGCGGCCGGACCACAGCGGTCTCGAGCGCGACCTGGAGGATCTCCGATCGCAGGATCTCCGGGATCAGGAATCCACCGTCGGACGGGACCTCCGAGCCGAAGCTGTTCTGGATCGCCAGTGCGGCGTCACGCTTCCGCTTCAGCGTGCTGGCGTTCCGGAGCGTCTCGTACCGGGGCCAGACAGCCTGGAAGAACTCGGCGGTCGAGGTGAACTGCTCCTCGGCCCCCATCTTCTCCTCGAGCTGCGCGCCGTAGGAGGCGGAGTTGTAGGCCGCTCCCTTGCCGTGGCTGACCTTGTTGACGTTCCGCAGGATTCCGCGACTGCCGCCGGCAGGGATCCCGTTGCTGAGATCGAGCCGGGCGCCGTTGGTCTGGCCGTTGGCCCGCATGAAGTCCGCCAGGCCGACCTGGACCTGCTCCTTGATCTGCTGCTGGAGCAGGGAGTCCTTGTCGATCTGGTGCTTGGCGTACATGCCGATGAAGCTCTTGAACTGGCCGGGCTCCGTCATCATTGCCTTGACGTTGACGGGGTCGGCGAGAAAGTCCTCGAGCTCTTCGCCACGCGTGGGCAGTTTTACTGGCACTAGATAGTCACTTCCCTCAGGTTCTTGATGATGCTCTGGACTTCCTCGTCGGAGTAGTCGCCGTCGAGGTCGAGCGAGTCACTCGACTTGTAATCGGGATTGATCTCCCGCATGTGGCTCTCGAGATGCCGCTTCGCAGCAGCAGCGTTCACCAGGCCCTGCGTACTCGAGAGACGGGCTAGGGCGTTCTTGACTCCATTTCCGTTGGCCGGACCCCCTGGCTTTGAGTGGTGTGGAAGGGCCCATGTGGAACCCTTGCTTCGGTCCCCCGATCGCCGGCCCGCGCAGATGGACGCGTAGGCCGAGGCCGGGTTGTCTGAATTGGCAGCCGCCGACATCGCAGCCGATCCGTCCCAGCTGCCGCTGTCGGACGCGGCGTAGAAGTGGCGGGCGGTCTCGCCAACGGGACTCCCATCAGCGGAGTACTCGTCGTACATGCTGCCCTGGTCGTCGTGATCGTGACCATGTACGTGCGTGTGGTCGTGATTGGCATCGTTGCTGTGATCGTGGCTGTGGCTGTGGATGCCATCGTCGCCGTCGTCAGCCCCGTGCGTCGCGTGGTCGTGGGTGTGAGTCGTGGTTGTCGGAACGTGCCGCGCCTCGCCTCGTCCGACATACGGCACCGAGGCCGCGTCCTCGACCTTGGTCCCGGCTTGCTGGTTCTTGAATATGGTCATATCCCACTGGTCGGTGACCACGGCCGGCACGTTGAACAGGGCGTCGGCCAGACCAGCATCGACAGCCTCCTGCCCACTGTACCAGCTTTCGTCCTTCATCAGCTGCCGCCAGAACGCCTCCGGCTTGCCGGTGCGATCAGAGTAGATGCTTGCGATGTTGTTGCTGGTCCGGTCGAGCATGTCGGCCAGCTCCCGCATGTCCGCCGCGTTGCCGATCGCCATCCCGTGCCCGTCGTGGATCATCATCTGGGCGTTCTTCGAGATCAGCAGCTTGCCAGGCGCTGCCGCCATGGCGATGACCGAGGCGATGCTAGCCGCGAGAGAATCGATGATGATCGTGGGATGACGCTGCTTCAGGGTGTTGTAGATGGCAATGCCATCGAACACCTCGCCGCCGGGCGAGCTGATATGGACCTCAAGATCGCCCTCGATCTCCGCCAGGTCCCGGATCATATCCTGGGCCGTGACACCGAAGTACCCGATCTCATCGTAGATGTGCAGCTGGGCCGGGCCAGTGGTCTGGTTCCGAATGCGGTACCAGTCATTGTGGCCGGGCTGCTGCAAGGCATACATCTTCCTGGCTGTCCGCCATGGAGTCTGCTTGCTCACACTAGCTCCTTGTGACCGTTGCTGTGGCCGTTGCTGGCCCTGCTGCTTTCGAACATGTCCCTGATCATCTCTCCGAAGTCTGCCCAGTTATGGACATCCTGCTCCGGGTCATGGGCTCCCTCGATGTCCTGGTACTGGTTGGCAGGCGGCTCTCCTCCGCTGGGCAGCTCCTTATCCGGAGCCTGCTGGCCCGGCCCCGGCTGTCCGAACCCTCCGGCCGGAGCGGGCGGCCCAGTGAACGCCATGGCCGGAAGGCCAACTGTCTCCAGGACCTCCTTCGGGTCGTACCCTGCAGCCACAAGCTCCTTGGCTGCGTTTACCTTCGCGGTCAGCTCCTCGTTGGCGTCTTCCGCACTCGCCGGGCTAGGGTCGGCATAGTCAAACTCAACCGACGGCCGAGGCCCGTCGAACATCTTGAGTAGCTTGTGGTTGGCCACCATCTTCTCGCGCTTGAGACGCGGGACCTCATGCCAGCGAATATGGACCTGCTCGGCCGTCTCTGCGTTGGCCCGGTTGACGTCCTCAACCATGCCCATCATGGAAGGGTGGATCCGGTAGCCCTCACGGATCTTGTTGCTGCTCAGGGTAGACAGCTCTACGAACTGCATGTCCCGCATGCTGTAGGTATTGGGGTTCCAGACAGCGCCCTGCTCGAGTACGCCGACCCGGTGACCGCGTGCCACGCCCTGATGCTGCTCACGCCAGCGGTTCGTGAACTCGTTGAACTCCTTATCTGTCAGCCTCTTATTGAACTGGACGATGCCGCCCGGCGTAGCACTGTTGAGGAAGAAGTTACGGCTCCACTCAGCGGTATACTTCGCTGAATCGATATGGGCGAGAAGCGATTGCACTGCGGACATTCCCCGGTAGGGGTCAGTCGGGCAGGGGTACTTGAGCTGGATGACCTCAGAGTGCAGGAGAGGCACAGACTCTCCGTTAGGACCGGTGTAGATCCATCCGACAAGGAACTTGTCCTTGTCAGGAACAGGCTCCATACGATCTGGCCGGACAGGCCACATCTCAATCGGGATCCCTGTTCCACTCGGACCTCGATTCAGAACCCAGTACCATTCACCGACCAGCTCCATGTGCTGCCACCCGATCTCACGGAACTCAGCCCCGGTCATGAACTGGTTCGGGTAGTCCCAGAGATCAAGCGCAGCATGGGTCAGGACCTCGACGCGCTGGTCACTGCCCCGGTCGCTGGTGGTGTAGCGAACGCGGCCATCCCGGTTCTTCCGGTACAAACCCCAGTCCCCTGATACATGCGCCCCGGTAGAGAGAAGCTGGATGACAGCGAACAGCGTTCCCTGACTGCCTGCAGCATTCATCTGCGTGAAGCGGTCCTGCAGCCCTGATCCGTATAGTCCACCATTCACGTTCCACTTGCTGGCGAACGGGATAGGATGTGACTTCGGAGCCGAACCTGCCAGGTCCAGCACCTTGCCGATCAGGGACTTAGGCATTAGCTCACGCTCACTGTCTCTGCCGGAACCCAGTGGGTCCATAGCTGGTACATGCGGTCGTCGCCAAGAGTACAGCACAGGTGGCCGGCCGCCGCGAGCTGCCGATTCCTAGTCTTCCTGGAATAGCTGCCCTTTGGCGCTAGCTCCTTCAGCCAGACCTGCATCAGCTCGGTAACGAGGCCGATCCCGTTGTAGCTCAGGTTCGGACACGGTGCCCAGTGCCTCGGACACATCTGGGCATCTTCCGGCCAGACGACCCCTTCCTTTAGAGGAGGGAAGGTATCGAACCATTCCGTCGGACTAGGCTGGCTCATTGCCAGATGCCTTCCACTCGAACACCAGGAAGGAGATACCGGTCACGAGGAGGCCGGTGAAGATGGAGTGTCGGTAGGCCGCCGCATCGATGAAGCTCAGGCCCATGATGGAGTATCCGTGCGCAGCCAGGTGCGCCACCGCCGGGCGGGCGGCCAGCTTCGCATTGACCCCGGCCACGGCCACAGCTCCCAGCAGGGTAGAGATGATCAGGCGAGTAATCCGGCTCGCCCGGCCTGGCTGCGGAGCGTATACACTGTCGCCGACTTCGAGCTCTGGCATTCGCATCATGGCAGTACGTTCTCCCGCCGGGTCTCGGCGTCGACGATGGACTGCCGGACAGCCGCGTCCTTGGCATCGATCAGATGCTGCAGCGCGATGGTCAGCTGCGGCCCGTCCATCAGCCGCGCGATCACCGTGGTGGCCATCCGGGCGAACTCAACCGACACCTGGCGCTGGTCGCTGGGCAGGTGCTCGTAGTCGAACCAGCGCGCCTTCTCCTGGGTAGCGGGGTGCCGGTTCTCCAGGTTCGCGATAGCGTGCACGGCACCGGTCAGCCTAGGCATTAGGCCACCGCCCAGGCCAGCACGACAGAAGCCAGAGCCCCGAGAGCCCACGGCTCCCAGGTGCCATTGATCACGGCGCCAGCGAACAGCGCCGCAATCACGAACAGGACGGCCGCCACGAGGAATAGGAGACGGGCAAGATCCGGGTAGTGCCTACTGGCCGGAGGTGTGGGCTGAGTCATTGCCGTACATATTCCTTTCCGGCTTGTATACACCCAGGGAATTCGCGTTATCGAACACCGCGACCTTGACGCCGGGCAGATACACAGCCATCCGAGCCTTCAGCTCTTCGAGCTCCTTCATGGTGATCCTGCCGTTCAGGGCAACGATCAGCGTGTCGCCAGGACTAACGACCACCGCGCTCTGTAGCAGTACCTCTACCTTTGCCATCGCCATCGTATCCCCACTAGGCATTGAAGCTCCTGAATAGTGCACGTACGCCGAAGTCCCTCTCAGCCACGACGTAGCGCATAGCGTCACATCCGTGGTCATCCTTCTTATCCGGCGCCTCCTTCTTCTTGTCCGTCCAGACATACCCCGGAACCTCGTCCAGGGTGCTGATCGGCTTGCCGCTCTCCTTCAGCTCCTCGTCTACTTCCACCAGGGCGTTCCGCAGGAGGAAGATACGCGGCCTACCGTCGCCGGCGTCCTTCATGCGAACCATCGTGGCGTCAATCCCCTCAAGGACCGACTTGTGGGCGTTATTGGTGGACATCTGAAGCTCACGCTCCAGGACAGCCCGGCCCTCGGCATCATGATCGCATACAATCGCGGTTGGCTCAGGCTCTAGCCAGTGGCCATCCGGCGCCACGATCATCATGATCTGGGACGCATGCTGGTCCGTCGTACGCTTCGTGTGGTATATCTCCCGGTACAGGTACATCCGGTCATCCGGATCGGCCGCCCAGCACTGAAGCACGAACGGGTTGGTGTACCCGAAGTCAACCGCCCAGTAGCGATCCCAGGCCCAGGGAACGCCAAACTGGTCCAGAGGCGATTCCCCGCGCAGCTCCAGCGGGATCTCGTCTAGGATGTGCGCCGCACCGAATTCCTCGTAGATGATGCCCTCTGCGGCCGCCCAGCGTCCGAATCGGAGCCGGAGCTTCCGTACACCGGTCAGCCGATCCAGCTTCCCGATGTAGTCGTCGCCCTTCTCCGTAAGGGTTCCAGTGCTGTCGAACAGGAGCGGGTTGTCCTCGTGGCGTGTCTCGAGCATTCTCGTGGCGCCTGACTGGCAGCGTAGGTTCAGCCAGTGCGTAGGCTGCGCAGGGTTGCAGTCAGCGATAAGCTGCTGGAAGCTGATGACCCAGTTACGAAGCCGGGTGCTAAGAGACTCCCAGTCGTTCTCGTCCAGCTCGGTAGCCTCCTGGACATAGATCACATCGTATTCTGACGACATGATCTTGGAGACCTTGTCCAGGCCTCCGACCAGTATCTCGCTACCGTTCTTGTAGACGTAGGCGGCTGGCTTAGAAGCCGATCCGCCGTAGTACTTCACCGTCTCTGAGTCAGTGGCCTCAGGAATGACGAACTTGTTCCAGGTCGCCAGAGCGGTACTGGACAGGCTCGTCGCTGTCTTACGGCAGATAAGTCCCTTCATCCCCGGGTTCATCAGGGCCAGGAGATGGATCTTCTCCAGGCACGCCCGGGACTTGCCTGTGCCTGCCGGACCCGAGAGGAGGACCTCCGGATCCCGCGCTCCCAGGAGCGTACGACAATTGCCGCGCGGCCGATAATGGTGCGCGGCGGCAACGGCCACTTACCAGCCCTCTCGGCCTGGCAGGGAATCGCCACTGACATGCTCGAACAGCCAGACGGCCAGAGCATAGCGTCGGCCACTCAGCCACCACCGGAACCGCCGCTTCCAGCTGGTAGAGGTGATGCCTCCGGCTGCGTGCGAGACCGGAGAGGTCCCTGTGATATCAGCGAGCAGCTCATCTGATATACATACGACGGCGCTCTTCTTATCCACAAGAAGCTCGGTGCCCTCTCCGAACTCATCATCATCCGAGAATATCGTATCCGACAGGATCGTTGTCCGGCCGGTGCGACAGGCGTTGAAGAAGCTAGCCTTGAGCCTCTCTATGTCCTCGTCAGAGAGGATCGGCGGGGTGAGGAAGATGGACGGCTGCGCCTCGCTCTGCGACTCACGCTGCGTCTCGTGGTCGCTCGTCATGACGCAGCCGCCCTTACCGAATCGGCGGACCTTACCGAATCGGCGGACCTTACCGATTCGACTGGGGAATTAAGCCAGGGCTCTTCGTTAGCCAGCCGGACAAGGACCTTCCTTCGCACATCCGGCAGTATGCCCTCACGATGCATCGCGGCGTTTAGGGCATCGGCGATCACCCCCTGTAGCTCGACGTTTCCACGAACCAGCCTGGCGCCACTCCGGATCGCAGCCGGGACCCGTGCTGGGGCCTTGTAACAGCGAGGACAGTGCTGGGCTACTATCTCGCTCGTAGCCGCGAGCGCGCGCCAGGACTCGTAGCAGGGGCGGCACCCAGATATCTGGACGCCCTCAACCTTGCATACGAACGTGACGACAGCTGCCTTCTGGCAGCCCTTCTGCTTTATGTCGCAGGTCCAGTCGTTATCGGTGATGCTCATCGTGCGGACCCCCACCCATTGACGAACCCGAGAATCAGCATGCCGCCGATGATGACCACGAAGAACAGACCGAGGAAGATCATCTCAGTCCGGCTGCGAGGCTTCCCGTAGCGCGCCTTACTCACAGAGACCACCGTGATGCCGGCAGATGAGCGTCGGGTACTTCAGCCGTGACAGGCTCGGCAGGTCCACAGTCTTCACCCGGATGACGACCCACGAGCAGACACAGTCGTACGGACGCTCGTCCGTAGGAAGCTCTATATCCGGCTGGTTCCGTACGGACATGCTCGGGTGTGTCCCTATCGATGCCTTCCGGGAATGCCAGGGATCGACATGCTTCGAGGAGCCACTAGGCCCGACGGCTGAGTTCCGGGATCCGCTAATGGCTGAGTCCCGGGTACGCTTCGCGGTCATGACAGCTTCCCGGTGAAGTCATCAGCCTCGATGACATAGTGGACCGCGTTCCGGTCCTCGGGCTCGTCGCGGCGCCTCGGCCCGTCGATCTCCTCAGCCGCAGCCTTGAGGACGCCAAGCTTGCTGCGGAGCAGGCCCTGGTAGCTCTTGCTCATGGCGAACTGGATGATAAGGGAGCCACCGTCAGCCCTCAGCTCATCGATGGCGCCATTGATGTCATCAATATCGGACTGAAGCTCAGCCAGGCGATTCTGCCTCCGGGTGATCCAGAGGCCGGCCAGGGCCGCATCTGCGGAGCCGGCGATAGCCTGCGCGATCTCTGCGATCTCATCCGCATACATCGCCGCGAAGGCCGGAAGCTCGCGCGCCGTCATGTCGTACGTCCGGCAGAGCTGCGGATCTGACTTGTCGCCGATGGCGATGTCCCGCATCAGGCTCAGCCGCATATGCCCTCGTACCTCGGGCACTCGGGGCGCTGACCTGCGGGGACGCCTCGCGGAACCCTCTGACGAGGGGGTTCCTGCGTTTCGGCTGGTCACGGGACGCAAGTATACCCTACCTGCGGCGATAGCCGGTAGGGTAACTTACGGTTACGTAACGACTACGTTACCCGAAGGGCGGATCCCTGCTGTCCTGATCGTCCCTGTAGCTCGGGTCGCTCGGATCGTAGCGACGGTCGTACCGGGGATCATACACCAGGCAGGCCGACAGGCCGATCAGCAGGAAGGCGATGACGAGGATCCCCAGCCACGCCCCATGGTCCCAGATGCCGTACACGAGGAGGAAGCCGGTCGCAGCCAGAGCAGCCGTCAGCACCCGGCTCATCGTACGAGAGCCGCGTTCCGTGAAGCAGCGCTTCTCCTCCTCGCTGTACTCCCTCGTCACAGTATCCACCTCGTCACAGTATCCACCTTGACACCCGGAGCCGAGTCTGCTGCGCCTCGGCTCTGATCAGATCCCGGTAGGCCGCGTCCGCCAGCCCCAGGCAGTCGTTCAGGGCGCTGCAGACGTCGGCGTCGTAGCCGGTACGGAGGTAGGCGAACGCGCTCGCCTTCCGGTCTTCTACCTGGGCTACGGTCGGAGGGGCCGGGTCGCGCAGCGTCGGAGTATACACCGGAGGCGGCCAGGGCGTCCCCGGCCCGCCCCACGCGGTATCCCGAGCAGCCCGCAGTTCCCGCTGGTAGTCATGCCGGATATAGACCTGGGCCTCGAATCGCTTCTGCTCGATTCTATCCAGCCGGAGATCCAGAGATCCCATGGCCGCTGTAGCCGTGTCGTATGCCCTCACCAGTAGAACCCACTCCGGTGCCGGTAGCTGAGCCGGGGCCTACGCTTGCAGCTGGGCGACCGCTGAGTGCGAGAGGCCGGGATCTCCAGGATCCAGAAGAACAGCATACCGAGCAGACAGCCCGGCACCAGAAGAACCCAGTTCACGACATACCTCCTATGTACGCGAGGATAACGAGGAAGACCGCCAGCACACAGCAGCCAAGCATGCAGGTGATGAGGAAGCCGATGAGCAGTAGCTCTTCCTCCAGCGTGACCGGCCGCTCCCTAGACAAGGCCGCCTCCTACTCCGGTAGCTGGTCGGATGAGCTCGCTGTGCTCGCTGGGCCGCTGTCGAGAGTCCGGAAGGCACGCGGGTTAGTGGGGACGAACGCCGCCCGGCTTGCTCGGCTCGTCGGGACAGCCGAGCTAGTGTCGGACAGATGGCGGGTACGGGCGTTGTAGCCCGCGTTCGTCGCTGCCCGGGTCGCGCTGAGGGGTGCCGACATCCCGCCGGTCAGCATGAATGCCAGAAGGTGGAACGGCCGGTTCAGCCGCTTGTCCTTCCGGACTATCACCACCTGTGTGCTGCGTGTGCTGCGGTTCCTGCCCATCGTCCTGTCTCTTCTCTGTATCTATGTCTGCGGCTAGTAGGGCCGCCGCCTCGACTGTATGACCAGAGTATAGCCTATTCTCAGCCATGTACAAAAGGCTTCGCCCGACTTTCCCAGCCTGCCCAGCCTGCCCAGCCTGCACCCTGTCGTGCTCCGGGGTGAACCCAATCTCGATCTGGCGACGACGCTCGGCTACGATCTGGGCTACGCCCCGCAGCGCGCCGTGGTTCTCCAGGTAGATCAGGTCTCGGAGGATTCTGGGGATCCGGGGCTGGTCTTCTGCTTCTATGTCTGAACCCGACTCAGAATCTGAATGGGTCCTGCTCTGTCTCGGCGTCATCTATCTCCTTCCATCGTGCCTCTACTCGATCGCTCCGCACCCGCTGAGAATGGGAGTACCTACATTCTTCGCAGCGACAGGCCCAGTTCCGATACCCTGATTCCGTCCCGTGCGGCACCTCATCAAACGGGCGGTCCTGCAGGCTAGCGATCCAGTTCTTCCTGGCCTGGGACGCCGCTGCCTTGCACTCATCGCAGCGGCATCCGAGGTTGTTGTAGGTAGACGCTCTACCATGCGGCCAGGTAGAGGGATCGCCCCTGTCAGCTACCTTCCTGACCATCGTCTTCGCTGTCCGGGTAGGTCTCCGGGAACGGGCGCATCTGGCCGCCTCCTCCACCCCCACCGCCGCCGAGCCAGGTAGAGCCAGCCGGGATGATCTGGCCGGCCGGGATACGGTTCCCGTCCGGGCCCAGCCAGTAGCCGTGCTCCGGGGGTCCGCCGTACGAGATGGTCATCTTGCCGGCCCCGCCTGCCATATCGCCTGCCCCAGCACCGCCGCCGTCTGCCCCGCCGTCGTCTACGACGGGGGTCCCTGGCCCCGGCCCTGCCCAGGCTGTCAGCTTCATCTTCACGAGGACAGCGAGCGGATCCTCCGGCGTGGTCTCCACAAAGATCGGCTCGATCATCTGGCTCATCTGGTCGGCATCCAGGTAGCTCTCTGGCTTCAGAGCCGATGGGTCCGCGTCCTGGTCTGCCGCCTGGTCGCCCGCCGCCGCCGGGGCGAGGCCTAGCGGCCGCATGTAGGTTACGGAACGGTGGTCGGGGTGCGGGGCCTCGTCGCTTAGTAGTATCCAGCCGGTCTTCGCCGGGTTCTTACTGGCTTCCGTCTTTACGATCTCGGCCGCACGGTCCCGCAGCATCCCCCAGGTGAACGGCCGGGTAGGAACGTCGTTCCACAGCGCGATCGGCACGTCCATCATCGCCGTTATCTGCTCCTTCAGGATCTGGGGATCCTGCCAGGCCACTCGGCTCTCTTCCTCTGCCTGACGCTGCTCTGCCTCTGCCTCTGCCTCTGCCTCTGCCTCTGCCTCTGCCTCTTCCCGGCGGGCAGCCTCGCGCTGCGACTCCCATTCGGTCTGGGCGCTGCTCTGTTCTTCCCATTCGGTCTGGGCGTAGGCCTGGTCGTCGCCCGGCGGAACTGTGAACGGGACTCCTGATCTGACCCTGAATGTCGGCGGGGCCGCGTAGGCCTGGTCTCTGGCTTCCCAGCCTGAGCAGAACGCCTCGTGCGAGATCTCGCGGTCGGTATGGGCTGAGGGGAGGTTGTCGTAGTGTATCTCCGACTGGCTTTCCCAGTATTCCCTGAACGCTGCCTCACGCGAGGAATAGGCAGAACGATCATTGTGGTCAGAATAGGCGGTCTTTATGTAACTGACGGCCCAGTCCGCCTGGGTCTGGGTGCTGGCCTGGGCCGGCTGGGCCGGCTGGGTCGGGGTGCTGGTATAGTCGCCGAAGCCGTCTGGGACGCCGCACATCATGCCGGTGAACGGGCTGACGACGGTACAGATCGCCGGGCGGGCCGGGTCGGTGGCATGAAAGAAATGTCTGTGAACGTGTATGGGCGTTACCGGGGTTACCGGGGTGGGGATTCTGGGGATCGTGGTTGCCGTGGTCGTGGTTGCCGTGGTCGTGGTGCGGGCTGCCGTGGTGCGGGCGTACTTGGCGTCGCGGGATGCGGGGGTGAAGTCTGGCCAGGGGGAGCGCCAGGGCGCGGGGAGGAAGCCGCCTGTGGAGAGCCAGTGATCCAGGGCGGCGGCTGCGGAGGTTGCGGACTCTGCGGCCTCGTCTGAGGCTGCACTCTGAGCGGTGGCCCCCTCCCATTCCAGAATAGACTTCCTGAGGATAACGAGCATGAGGTCAGGGTCGGGGCCGTGTTCGGGGCCATGGGGGTTATCGGGGCCGTGGGGGTTATTCGTCATAGCGGGATTATACCTTACTACGGATACTCCCCTTCTGGAGTAGGGAATTGGGGACGGATGTGCAGTCTGGTTCCTGTCATCCGATTGCGTGGAAAATAGAGA